ATATCAACTAAGTCTTCTGCTTTTAGTTGAATTTTTGATTGCGGAATTTCTTCCCCACCCTTCTCTTTTCTTAACATAACTTCCTTTACTTAAGTTCACTTAACAATTTTACTATCATTGACATGACATGTAACTCTTTATCGACGGCAAAAGCATCTTGATATTGCGCTTCTGCTAAAATTAATATAACTGGACCTAAATGCCCTTTAGCATAATTATCGAGTTCATCAAATAAAAACCTATAAAATGCTGTAAAATCTTGCACTTTACTATCCGCAATTACTTGTCTTATATTTGTAAACGTATCTTTAGTGCCTTGCTCGCTTTTAAGTATATCAAGTACTTTGGTCATATAATTTGCTTGTACAAGACTTGCTTTATCAATAACCAATTTACCGTCAATGACTTGTCTCTGGCATGAATTCAATATACGACGAATGTCTGGATATCCGGAATTGATAATAGTAACAATGTCTGTCATATCATATGATACATTCAATTCATTTAAGATATCAACAATGCGTTTCGCTACTTCCTTTTTATTGGGCGGAATAATTGCAAAGGTCTGACATCTAGACTGAATTGGATCAATAATTTTTTCAACATAGTTACATGTCAAAATAAATCTTGTTGTTTTAGAAAACGTTTCCATTAGATTACGCAACGCGGCTTGACCATTAGGTGTCATGTAATCTGCCTCATCTAATATCACAATCTTCCATTGACGGAATCCAACCGTCGATGCAAAGTTTTTAATCTTTGTACGTACCGTCTCAATGTTATTTTCATCTGAAGCATTTACATACATCACATCGGCATCTACATTGTTTGCAATAATTTTTGCCAAAGTAGTTTTACCAGTACCAGCATTTCCATAAAATAATAAATGAGGCACATCTCCGCTTTTAAGATATATCTTAACCTTTTCAATGATATGCTCATTACCGACATAACCATCTAATGTACCTGGGCGGAATTTCTCAACCCATAATGTATTTTCTTGATTTCCAAACATATGTTTTAATTACCTGTTGAACCATAACCACCAACACCTCTTTCGGATTCGGCTAGTTCACCCATCTCCTCTAATTGAATTTTTGGATAAGGCATTATCACTAACTGACCGATTCTATCTCCTTCTTGATATCTTTTCAATGATGCGAAGAACGCATCTTTTTTAAATTTATATCGAAATGTTATTTCACCTCTATAACCAGAATCAACCACTCCTACGCAATTTGCTAATCGAAGATCTGTCTTTGATATAGATGATCTCGGAAATAACAATCCAACATGTCCTTCCGGTATTTCAAATGCTAACCCGGTAAAGTATTCAATGTAATTATTATCTTTATCAATTTGATAACCAATACATGTAATATCCATTCCAGCATCGCCGTCCTTAGCATAGCTCGGAGTAACAGCTTTTGGAGTTAACTTTTTAAATTTTACTTTCATTATTATGCAGTTTGAAGTTGTACTAAATAATATGTCGAAGTATATGATGGACCGGTGAATATCACACGAGCTAAACCTGCAGCAGATACTTCCAATTTACCAGATGTAGCATCTTTATTTGCTTGAAGAATTTCTTTAAATAGATTAGAAGAAAAACATGTTACTCCCATATCCGCAGAACCTTCTGATGTGAATGAAAATTTAATTCTATTTGTATTGATAGATGAATAATTGATGATCATATCAACTTGTCCATTCTTACATGATACACCAAAATTTTCTGAATCAGGTAATGCATTTTTTGCTTTAATAAATTTAGCAATAAAGTCTCTATCAATGTTAACATCAACATTCCAATCTGGAAGTTGTTTTAATTCAGGTACTTGTCTAATAACTGATAGATCAGCTAACATAAATTTCATATCAACATCGCTATCATCGATATCAATACTAACCGATTTCTTATCAATTGAATTGACTTTGACATTTATATCTTCACCTAATGCTGATAGCATTTTTGTTAACTGAGGTGTTGCATATACACCTAACTCATTGTTTCCTAAATCTAAGCTTGATACTACAGAACCAATTACATTCTGGTCATCTGTAATAAACTTAGTTTCGACATTACCACTTTCGGCTGTCCACTTTACCGACGTCGTTGCACCTGCAAGATAATATCGGTTGATAAAATTTAATAGATCTGCTTTTTTCATATTACTGTCCTAAATCGAAAAATTGTGTTATAACTTGATTATTTACTAAATCCTTTGTACCGCCTCCGAAGCGATTATATAATTGTACATTCTTTTCATAGATGTTAACTGCATTATCTGGATTCAAGAACATCTCCTCCATTGACATTAACACACTATAAAAGTCTGCCGGAATAACTGTTTGAAGCAATTCATTATGACATTTTACAATTTCTTCTACTTGTTTAACTGTTTCATTGTATACAAATAGATTATTCAATGTCATCTTCATCGTAACATCACCTTTGTAATTAGCAACCTCACCAAATGTAAATCCTTCACTAACCGGATGGCCAAATGGATTAGGAACTAAATCAGTTGCATTATATGGAAGGTCTTCACCTTTTGGAAAATACAAATGAGTAAATACCATTTTATTTAACTGAGGTGAATGTAAATACGTTCCATATACAGGATACTGTCCCGGGGATGATGAATCCGTCGATACTTGTATTCTTCCGCCATGATATTTGTTAAGCATCTTCTGAAAGAAACTCAACATAAAGAAATCTGATATCTTTGAAATTCCTAATACGTGTACATATTGATTTCGTAGTTTATCAAATTCTCTATGCTTTAACATAGGTGCCAATGCTGCAAAGAACATGGTAACTCGTTTCTGAGTACCTCCTATACACCAACCATTAAAGTCAAAATCTTTAACACGGTTGTACCAGAACTCATATTCATCGACATTGTTTCCTTGTATTACATTAAGGAATTTACATTTACCGCTTTGGTTTTCTGAAAAGTATTTAAAGTTATCATAACTAATATCCAGACATTCGTAGAACTTTCCATCGTATTTAGCACGAGGAGGAATATCTAAATTAACACCTAAATCACAATTTGCTTCTAACCAATTAAAAATTGTTTCTTTAAACTTCGGATCCCATTTAATTGCACCGGTGGCTAACTGGAATCCTCCGGAATCGCCTAATACCAATACATCATCGTCTAATCCATAACGTTGTCTTGCATCCATCCATTTATAATGGTGACCTGCGGTGATTAGGAAATATGGATGTCTCCATCTTTCCGGAAAATCCTTTGAATAAAATCTACTAGTAAGACCGGGCTTGACTTCTTTATTATTTTTGAAGTCACCGGCACAGCCACCAGCAGATAAGGAAGGATAATAAATTAAATCTTTCATGCGAAATTAATCTCCAATTGTTTGCTATTTACTTTTTCAGTCTCTAATAATGCCTCACACAATTCACTCTCATGCCATACACATATTTCATTTGAATAATCATTGGCGATGATATATCCTTCCATACGTCTACCTAAATCCGATTTCTCTACAATATCATAATGAGTGCGCGGAGATAATATTGACCTACTTAAAACAAGTATAGCATCTCTCCAATCAAATGCTTTATACATTCGATCACCATCAATGAATTCAGGGAATGATCTGAAATTTGGATACACTATATCAGCACCAAATGTAGTTGCTTCGATAACCGTCCATGATACATAATCTTGTAACGATGTATTGAATTGTATTCTACAAGTTGCTAATTCTGTATAATATTCTTCTTTGGTAAGTCCTTTTAACAATTTGAACCTAGACTCTCTTTGAGCTAATTTGTTCATTGCATCAATGACACCAGGTAACATTGATCTAAATTCTTTTCCAGATGTAGTTACATGCCATTCCCAACTCGGATTCAATTTCAAAAATTCTTCTGCTACTTTCAACATAAAGAACGGATTCTTCTCTTTATCAAAACGAGATGAATATACAACTACATTTTGTTTATTTGAAAATCGGTCCGGTGTATACATTGGCAATTTAGCTAATGTAGCTTTTTTATGAATTGGCAATGATACCACATGTATAGGCGCAGTAAATCCAGCCGCTCTCAATTGTTCCTTATGAACCGTCGATCCTACAAATATACCAGTCATTCGTTTATCTAAACCTAATTCATAATGACGCATCCAATTGCTCATTGTATATGTAAAATCATACTCATCAACTGATTGCGCATGTAACATTGCATACACCTTAACATTGATTTTATATAAATCCAATGCATACCAAATAGCATCTAATCCAGGCGTCCAATAATCTTGCAAGTAAATAATATCACCATCACGAACCGTACCATCATAAATCATTTTCAAAAACGATTCACATTGAGTAAGACTATACTTACCACGACCGATCGCATCTAATACAGCTCCTACTTTAATTTCCTGATCAGGATCAAACTCTCCTTCTACTTCAATAAATTCAAGTCGATCTTTATACGGTTCAAATGTAGCCGGCATCCATTCTTTACATAACTGGTATGTATAACGAGCTTTAAGAGGCTCTAATCCAAAATAAAATAATCTTCTTTTCATTGTTCTATTCTATCAAATTTATAATCATCTGGATTAATTTCCATAAGGTTGCATTTCATTATCTGATGTACTCTATACCAACCTGCATCGATTGATAATGTATCAGTCTTTTTAAGTTTAGCAACATTAGGATCTGCAATACGATAGATGATATGTGCCCTATTGAATACAGACATCGGAATCTTTTCAAAGGTCTTTGCATTTGCTTCAATCGTAACATACTGCTTAGTTTCTAAAATACTATGAATTTCTTTCCAATTGTTATGTACACAGCACATTTCAATGTATTCAATTGTAAAATAGATATGAGGATATTCATGATAATTTTCTGGTACCTGACCTCTAACAAATACCGTTTCGATATCAGACAATCTGCCTTCTACCTCTTTACCGTACCAATAACTCTTTCCGTACATATTTTTAATTTTGATTTAATATAATAACTATTTTTCAAATGTCCTAATTAAAATGAGAAAAACTTTCCTAAATTATTATTCTCAGGAACCCTACCCCAATTTAATGCGCCATAAAAATCGTTAAGCTTGTTTTCAAATGCAGACTTAAATACTTTATCATAATCAATATGTTGTCTAACAAAATCCATTATGACATCTGGATCTTCAGAACCTTTAATAGCTACTTGTTGTAACCCAAATGGATTCTGTTTAAGATAAGTCCATTTTATCTTTTCACCGTCAATGATCTCACGAATATTTTTAATGTTATGATACTGCAATAAATCATTATAACTAATTGCCGATTTAACATGCACTGGTGTTCCTTTTAACGGGGCATCAAATGCCTTACGTCCTCTAAACAAATGTTTCTTTATGTCTTTAACGCCGATAGGAAACATTACCGATACTATGTCAACAGTCTTCATATACTCTTTGAAGTTGAGTATCTTTTCATCCAATTCTTCTTTTGAAATGTCATTTAAGATATCCTCTAACACTTCAGCCATGAACTTACGGAATGCAGCTGGGAATGATGATCTTACAACGTCTAATCCTTTAACATCAAGTCTTGATATGGAATGACCTTCTTGATTAATTAACCATTGAGCATATCGCTTCTTTGCAATCCATAAACCAGCTTTAGCTACAAACTCTTGTTTAATATCAAACCTATGCGTAGCTACATTATGAAATCGCTGTGCATATACATTATATGCTCGATTTATAAACCCTTGTACTTCGGATGCAACCTCAATCGTTTTTTCCGCCATCCATTGTTCATTGGTTACATCGTAGTCCGGATATCGTTTTTGTATGATAGGTAATGATGAAAAGAATGTTGAATCTGTATCAGTATAAATACAATAGTCTTTTTGTTCACCTAATTCTTTTGTATAATATTGATTTCCGATGTCGGCTGTAAACTTAATTAATTGCTGACCTGTAGATGTAATTGCCGTTGCATTATCCGGATCAAAGAATCGGAAACCTGGATTACCTAATACACCATAGAATGAATTCAAAAGAATTTTAGTTACTAACTGCATCCTATCATAATACTCTGCTTTAGCTTCATCGCCATCCTTTTCATATTTCTTACGAAGGTTCTTATATTCAACTCGTTCATCAAACCATTTGTTCAATATCGATGGCAAGAACCCAGTTATCTTTGTATCATATACAACACCATTAGCTGCGATTGAATACTGATTAGATTCTAGATAGCTACGTAGTTCTTCACTATTACTCCATTCATTCCAACCATCACTATATCGTATCTCTTGATTCTTTATATATTTTTGGCCGTCAAAGTTATTTAATTTAGTTACTTTTGTTTCGGGCGAAATTCCAAGTGTCATAATGATACTAGGATATAGCGATGTTAAGTCAAGGTCATATACCCATTTATATCGGCCCGGATTTGGGGCTTTAACATACGCTCCAAGCAAATCCAAAGGCTCATCAGAATCTCGTTCTTTACGATTAGGTGCAACCAAATTTAAACGATTAAGATATGTAACAGCGGCGCCATCTAAATATCTTGTAGCAAATAAAAAGTCTTCATACGGAACATGACCTTTATGACATATACCACGAGCCAAATCAATAAGTTTCATTTTCTTATCTAACTCAACTACTAGGTCAACGTCATTCATGTTATAATCGATATACGCTTGAATATCACGTTTCAATAAATCATCTAACGAACCTTCATATTTGATTTTACCTTTACCTAATTCTTTTTGAGATATTGCTTCTAATGAATAACTCGACTCCTGAGAATATGTAAAGTTTTTATATAATGCCATATAGTCAAGACATGATACGCCTGATATACGATATCGGTTTCTATGTTTCAACCAGATAACATCTTTAATAGGTGACATTGTTCTAGCAGTACTTTCACCTAATACCTTTACTAATCGATTATAAAGATATGGAATATCAAAGAAGTCAATGTTCCATCCAGTTATAATAGTAGGTTGTACCTCATA